CCCAAAATATCACCGTCACGAACTATGAAAAGCTTCATTTGTTTGATCCGAACGATTACAGCGGATGCGTGTGTGATGAATCAAGTATACTCAAACACTTCACCGGAGCGACACAAAAGGGCGTGACGCGATTTGTTAGCAAGATGCCTTACAGGCTGCTATGCACTGCCACCGCAGCGCCCAACGACTACACCGAACTAGGAACATCAAGCGAAGCGCTGGGGGAGTTGAACTACTCGGAAATGATTACGCGGTTTTTCAAACAGCTTGACGACAAGGGGCAAAAGAAAGAGCTAAAGGACCAACTGACAAACGAGAAACTAGGCAAGCACTTTGCAAAACTGTCATTCCGAGTGGCTCAAACGATAGGCCAATACCGCCTTAAACGTCACGCCATCACGGCGTTCTGGCAATGGGTTTGCTCATGGGCAAGGGCCGTTAGAAAGCCGTCTGATATTGGATTTGATGACGATGGGTTTGACCTTCCGGAATTAAATCAGATAGATCACATCATTACACCTCACACGCCGCCCGACGGATACTTGTTTACGCTTCCGGCGTTCGGACTTGGCGAAGAGCGTGACGAGCGCAAGCGCACGTTGGACCAGCGTGGAGAGTGTGTGGCTGGACTTGTGGACCATGACCGGCCCGCGGTGGTTTGGTGCCACTCAAACGCGGAAGGGGATATGCTGGAGCGGATCATACCCGGCGCGCGACAAGTTGCGGGAAGAACTCCAGACGATGAAAAAGAGGAAATTTACGCAGACTTCGAAAGCGGGAAACTGCGGGTGCTTGTCATAAAACCAAAAATAGGAGCGTGGGGATTGAACTGGCAACACTGCAATCACGTTGTAACTTTTGCTAGCCATAGTTATGAGCAGTTTTACCAAAGCGTTAGACGGTGCTGGAGGTTTGGGCAAAAGAACCCAGTGCGGCTTGATGTGGTTTACACTGAAGGGGAAACCGGCGTTCGGTCAAACATGCTGCGGAAATCCAATCAGGCTGACGTGATGTTTGGGGAGTTGGTCAAGAACATGAATAAATCACAGGGAATAAAGAGAGATAACAAACATACAAAAGAAATGGAACTACCGTCATGGCTATAATCGAACAAAAAATAACAAGCAAGTATGCAATATACAACGGCGATTGCGTCGAGGTGATGAAGAACATCAAATCAGACAGCGTTCACCTAACGATTTATTCCCCGCCATTCGCGGGGCTGTATCAATACTCCAGCGACGAGCGGGATATGAGCAACTGCGTCAACAAGGAAGAGTTTTTTCTGCATTACGAATATTGCATTCGTGAGAAATTCAGAATCACGGTGCCAGGCCGCATGTCAGCCGTGCATTGTATGGATCTGACCACCGGCAACAGCGGGTGCGATCACCTGATGGATTTTCCCGGCGATATAATTCGCCTGCACGAAAAATGTGGATTCAACTATGTCGCTCGTTATCACGTATGGAAGGAACCACTTACTGTTAGAAACCGGACCATGATGAAGAGTCTCCATCACAAGACGCTATGTCAAGACTCTACGCGGTGCAGCGTGGCAAATGCGGATTACCTGTTGATCTTCCGCAAGAAAGGTGTCAACCCCGTGCCGGTATCTCATCCGATGGGTTTGGAAAGATACGCCGGCAATAAGACCATGCCCGCCGCTGCTGCTGCAACTGAGGGAAAGATGGAGAACCAGTTAGAAAACAGCTTCTCTCATTGGATATGGAGGCGATACGCGGATGCTTTTTGGGATGACGTTAGAATTGACCGGGTGTTGCCTTACCGATCAGCCAAAGGCGAAGATGATGAAAAGCACGTCCACCCGTTGCAGCTTGATGTTATTGAGCGCGCTTGTGTCCTTTGGTCAAACCCTGGCGAGGTAGTTCTAACCCCGTTTATGGGTGTCGGCAGCGAAACCTACGGCGCTGTAATCAACAACCGGCGCGCAATCGGGATAGAGTTGAAGGAAACTTACTATCGTCAGGCCGTTAGAAATATGGCGGATTCCGAAAACCATGTGGAGCAAGATTTAATCCCGATGAAGTTTGACCCGATAGAATTATGACTACCATCACCATAACAGAAGTCCACTATGTCGCCGCCTGCGGCTGCGGCCACCGCGTTGACTCTCACGCATGGCCTCGCACAGGCGAGACCGAGCTTGAGGCGTGCCAAGCCGACCTGGAAGAGAACCACGGATGGCACGGCGACAAGTGCGGAGGCTGCGCCAATCAAAACCGGGCCGCATTGCGCGGCGATGACGAAAGGAAGATCGGAGAGGAGTCGTGAAAACCAAGATCCGATGGGTACCCGACGGTCGGCGAATCCACGCACATGGCCGGCGACGCCACGCGCAAATGTGAGGCTTGTGTGGCGATGGCGGAGAAGTTTGGGTTTGAGGATGCCGAACGGAAAGAGGATTGACATACGCGCGAAAAATTAGAATATGGACGCGTCGCCAGTGGTGACCGTCCGTGGATACCGGAATGAAGACTAACTGCCAAATGCGCCCCGTGCGTCAGACTGCCAGCTTTTCCGAGCTGGGTATTCCTTTCTGGTGCGCGGGGCGCTCCATTTTAAGCCGATGAACTGGCTCAACCTTCCAATCGCCACCATCCGCCGCCCCGAATACGTCGGGTCGGACCCGGTCCACCGCGCCACATGGCTCAACCTCATGGTCTGGTGTGCGGAGCAGGAGAACGGCGGAATCATCGCCGGGTGCGCCGATTGGAAATGCCGCCGCTGGCAGCAGACATGCGGCGTGACGCTGGCCGAAGTGCAAGACGCTTGCGATTTGTGGCACATCGACGCCCATGGTTTGACGCTTTGGGGCTACCCGTCCGAAAAGGAAAAAGAGGTGGCCTCCAAACGCTCCGGAGGCTCGAAAGGTGGCAGCGCAAGGGCTGAAAACGCAAGGCTTGAAGCTGAAAGGCAAGCTGAGCTTGAAGCCATGCTTGAAGCTGAGCTTCAACGGAAAGGAAAGGAATGGAAGGGAATAGGAATGGAAGTAATACCCCCTAACCCCCAAAGGGGGGAAGATGGCGAGGATTCAAACAGATGTTTGCCGAAAGGATGGAAACGGCTCTCAACCACAGAGCGCAAAAACACCAAGGTCAACCACAACACTCCAAGCATGGATCAGATTGGCGGATGGTTCCGCCGCAAGCCGGGCAACCTGTGGACCGTCCACGAAGCCGCCGCACTGCTCACGATTAACCCTGAGCCTGCCGCTATCGCCGGAATGGGCCGCTACTACCTCGCAGACATCGAACCGGAAAAGGACATCCGCCGCCGCGACCTACAGACCCTGCTCAATAATTGGAGCGGAGAACTCGACCGCGCCCGCGCTTGGGCGGCCAAAGGATTATGAAAAAACAAGTCACCATGACCGACCACGCCACATCCTACGAAGTCACCCGCTCGCTGCCTCACGCTCTCGGACCGGAAAAATCCGTGCTCTCCACGATGATGAAAGAGGCTGAATATCTTGCCCGCGCCACCGAAGACGGGATGAGCGAGGATGATTTCTACCTGCCATCCCATCGCATCGTTTTTAACGCGCTGGTCGAGATGGCGGATGTCGGCGTCGAGTTGACCGCGCTGGTACAGATGCTGCTTGACCGCGACCTGCTTGACCGCGCCGGCGGGCCGGCTGCCATAACCGACATTTACACCTACGCGCCAACGCCAAGCCACTTTTACTACCATTGCCGCCAGCTTCGCGATAAAGCAATTCTCCGCAGCGTCATAAACATATCGACAGAATCCATCCAGCAGGCCTACGACGCGCCGGAGGATGCCCGCCAGCTGCTTGACGCCACGGAGGCCGCACTATCCGCCATAAGCGCCGGGAATGACATCCAGCGGCCACGCAGCACGAAAGACGCGGTGCAATGGGTTCTGACCGATCTGGAAAACCGGCTCAAGGGCGGCACGGTTGGGCTAAAGACCGGGTTTGACGAGCTTGACGCGAAAACGGGAGGGCTAAAGCCGGGCGAGCTGTTCGTGATTGCCGCCCGCCCGTCGATGGGCAAGACCTCGCTAATGATGAACATCGTCGAGAGCGTGTGCATGGACGCTGGATCCGCGGTGCTGGTTTTCTCTTGCGAGATGACCACGGAGCAACTCATTCAGCGCCTGGTATATTCGCGCGCCAAATTCAACCTCGCCAGCCTGTCACGCGGGCATGTTGTCAATTCCGGCGACATGCAGCGGATCCAGCGAGAGGCGGTTGCGGTCGCTAAGGCGAGTCTCACGGTTGACGATACGCCGGCCATCACCGCCAATCAAATCCGCGCCAAAGCCAGGCGCATGAAGCGGGAAAAGAACATCGCATTCATTGCCGTCGATTACCTCCAATTGCTGCGAAGCAACTCCAAGCAGGCTGCCAATTCCCGCGAAAGGGAGATTGCGGAAATATCAGCAGCGCTGAAATCACTGGCGAAAGAGTTGGGAATCCCGATCATGGTTTTGGCGCAGCTCAACCGCGATGCCGAAAAGCGCACCGGCAAAAGCCAGGGCGTGCCACGCATGTCCGACTTGCGTGAGTCGGGCTCGATTGAGCAGGACGCGGACTTGGTTGGACTATTGACGCGGCCCGAGTACTACGCTGAAAACGACGCCGACAAGGAAAAGCTGGCAGGGCTGGCGACGCTGAACCTTGCCAAGAACCGGAATGGGGAGACAGGATTTGTGAGCTTGACGTGGGTTGCGGAATTGATGAGATTTCAGAGCGGCAGGCCGGCGAATGCGAGCGAGCCGGGACGCCGAGAATACGAGGATTTCTAACCGAAGCCACTATGACAATACTAACTAGAGACGACACCGACCATAATACATATTACGTCGCGCTAGTTCGCCGACACAACCGATGGCGGAGGGGGGATGAATCTATTAAAATGGAGAATCCTAAAGCAATCAGCGAGGCTCTGGATGCCATCTGCGACATTGTGGAGAGGCTTGACTGTGAGCGCGATTCGCTGAAAGAGGTTATCAGTTCGATGCAAAATGAAATCCTCACACTGCGCAAAGCGTCGGCATAATCGACATGTTCAAACCTTAATTTATGACTAACCAAGCAGGCAAAGGCGACACGCCGCGACCCTACAACCCGACAGCGTTTGACGCGGGATGGGAGCGCGTGTTCGGCTGCAAAAGTCCTCGTAACGGAAACCCAGGATCGGAAACCGAATCAGCGAGTGCTGATACGGAGCATGTAGCGTCCGATCCTGGGGGATTTTTTGACAACGATTCCGATAGTGCTTGACACGTTTGCTACAATCGGATTCAGAAAGATGCGATTTCCGCTAGACATCCGGCAGGATTAGGCGCAATTTCGCCGCATGACAAAAGGCGCTTACACACGCCGCGGCAGCGGAGAGATGACGAGGGACGCCAAGAGGGGCAGGCTCGATCCGGGGGAGGCCAGGATATTGAGGGGGATGGGTGAGAAGCTGGATAAGTTTTTGAAATCCCGCGGGTTGTCGCCAGACACAAAGCCGGGCGATGGATCATGGGGTGCCAACATCAGCCATGAGCCAATGACGATCAAGCCGGCGACGGGTGACGGCGTGGTGACAGGGCGCGCTCTGCTGTTGGACTTTCGAGGCAAGCGGTTTGCTAGGCGCGGCAAGATTGAACGTCCAATGTCTTTGTTCGTAATGCTTTTCAGGGCTGCGATAGACGACGGGAAGCGGCGAGGGGTGGTTAATCCGAAGGTTGATGACGAGGAATGGATGGCGCAGTTGGAGGGCGCGAATAAACAGATAGATACCCCGGTACAGCGGGGTCCCGCGAATTTCTAGCGGCTTGACGCGCTGCTTCGCGCGGGATTACAATGTGCGTTAATTTATAAAAATAGGACACCGCCAACCAGCCATGCCAAAAAAAACCTTAGCCGACGTTGCCAAACTCCACGGCATCACCCGCGACCAACTCAACGCAGCCCGGTCCAAAGGCGTCAACCCGTGGAATGAAAAGGAGATGGCCGCGCATTTGAAGACCGTCCGCCACAGGATCAAGCCGAACGCGAAGCTGGCCGGCGGAACGCTTGCGGCGAAGGCTCGAACACTTGAAGAAATGGAGGCCGCGCTTGCCGCAACTCAAGACGCATCCATGACCAAGATCCTCGTGGCCAAGATAGGAGGCATGGAAAAGGCGGCGAAGGCGCAGGCTTTCCGGCGCGACTTAATCCCCATCGGAGAGGTCAAGGACAACATCGTCAAGATGGTTTCTGCTGCCAGGGCGGAACTCCTCAAGCTGGCCTCCGACCTTCCGCCGCAGTTGGCCGGATCCACTGCGCCGGAAATCCAAAAGAAGCTCAGGGCTGAAATCGTCGCAATTCTAACCCGCCTGTCAGATGATTGCGAAGCAGTGTACTAACCCGGTCATGGCCGGTGCGAAGCTGGCATGGAGGCCACCGACATCACTCACGCCATGGAAGTGGGCAGAGAAAAACGTGACGCTGCAAAACTCGTCACGCTCTAGCAAGTTCCGCGTATCAGAAACACCTTGGCTGATGGGGCCGATGGAATGCGCGTCCGACCCTGAGATATTCGTGGTTTGCCTCCTCGCCCCAACCGGCTCCGGCAAATCAACGATGGCGGAAGCTTTAATTTCCTACATCGTCTGTGAAGATCCCGGTCCGCTCATGTACGCCTCGCAAAACGACAAAGACGCATCGTTTTGGGCAGAGACGAGGCTTGTTCCAACGCTGAAAAAATGTCCGGCGATGGATGGTCTTTGGAGCGATGACCGCAATAAAACGCGCAAGACTGAGATCATTTTGCCACACATGCCAATCGTTGTTGAAGGGGCGAACATTTCCAACTTTCAGGAAAAGTCATGCCGATGGCTGTACGGTGACGAGGTATGGAAATGGGCCGCCGGCCTGATTCGAGAATTCAAGGCGCGCGACCATAACCGATGGAACCGAAAAATGTATCTGGTTGCGCAGGGCGGATTCGTAGATAGCGAGTGGGATGGAGAATGGAAAAAGACCGACATGGCGGACTTCTCATGGCTGTGCCAATCCTGCAAAACCCCGCAAATCTATTCATGGGACTCACTCCGCTACGACACGATAAAGCGCGAAGACGGAACCATAGACGAGCAATCGACCAGCGAGACGGCTCGGATTGAATGCATCTATTGCCGTGAGCAGTACGCCGACACCAGCATCCAGCGCCGCAAGCTCGCAATGTCCAACATTGGCAACGGGAATAAAGGATACATCCCGCGCGACAATCCAGAGGCTTTGACCGGCTATCGTGGCTTCCACGTTGATTCCCTCGCATTGTTTGATGTTCCATGGTCACAAGAAGTCCTTGGTTTTCTGGAAGCGCAGCGTCTCTTGAAGCAAGGTCTAACCGACAAGCTTAGGCAGTGGAAGCAGAAGCGTCGCGCGCAATTCTGGTCGGATGACATGGCGGATACAAAGGTTTCGCTTTCCCGCTCATCCGATTACTCAAAGCTGGATTGCGAAAACGGCGCGCCGATAGAAAACGAGTCCGCAAGATTTATGACGGCGGATGTCGGCGGCGACCATTTCTGGATCGTGGTGCAAGCATGGAAGCAAGGCGGGGCCAGCAAGATACTTTACGAAGGGTTTGTTCCGTCCGACGGCAAAGATGAGGACGAGCTTTGCCGGATGCGTGAAAAATACAACGTCCCACCGCGGCAAGTCCTGATAGACATTGGCTACGAGCAAGACCGGATATTCGACCTTTGCGCCAAGCATGACTGGACCGGTGTTAAGGGCGAAGGTCAAAAGAGATCGTTCCCGCACAGGCGCAAGGATGGCAAGATTATTGAAAAGCTTTACTCCAAGAATCAATACGCGCGGTCGAAGTCGGGCCCGATAGTCCGCTATGTGTTCCTCGCCACAAATCCTATCAAGGACATCGCGCACCGCATCCTGATTGGCGAAGCCGCTGAAATAGAGTTGCCATCTGACCTATCGAAAACATTCGAGAATCACACGCAGGCGGAACGGCGGGAGATGGCGAAGTCACAAAAGACGGGGCAGGAATACAGCGTTTGGGTCACGAAGAACCGTAAAAACCACCTTTGGGATTGCCTTGTCTATCAGGTTGGAGCCGCGTTGATATTCGGAATATTCAAGGATTCAGACGACGCCTAGCCGTCTTTTTGACATTCGCCCGCCATAAAATAACCTTGGTGCGTGGCTTTGTTCGACACCGCGCGCTCCATCTATCTGGCAATCTGCGACGATCCGCAGGCGATTTCCGCCGTTAGGACCGAGCGCGCATCGCTTGCGCTTGCCATTGCCACCGATCCGAACGGCGCTGTCCATGTGACAAGCGCGACTATGAACGGCCAGACCTTCATGGCCACGAACAGCCTCAAGCCTACCGAACGTCTCCGCGTCCTTGCGCTCGTCTGCTCAATGGCAGATGCCGGCGCCGTGCCTAGCAAAACTGTCGAACTGTATTTCCCGTAATGGCTACAAGCACCATACTCGACCGATACGGCTACCCCTACAAGTACGCGCAAGGGGCGATTCAGGACAGCCGCAAGGGTCCTGTCTATCCTGTTAGGTCAGACGATATTGACTCGCTCATTCCGGTCAACGACCTGCGGACGCTGCGCCATCTATCTGCAATGCTCTATCAAAACATGGGCGTTCCGAAAGGCTGCCTTGATCAGATCGCAAGCTACTCGGTTGGCGAGGCGTTCCTTCCTACCTACACTGGCATCTCAGACTTTGCCGACGGCAAGCTCATTGCCAACCGGATGCGGGCGCTGTGGTTTCCGAATTGCACAACGCTGGGCGGGCCGTTCGACTGGTGGAAATTGTTAGAACTTACCAGCGTCGCAATCGACCGTGACGGCGACAACTTCTGGCTGTTTGTCAAAGGCAAGGATAATTTCCCAAGGGTTCAGATCGTGCCCGCCAACCGATGCGGCAGCGCGGATGATTCCGGCTCGGGAAAGGTTTCGAAAGGCGCGTACAAGGACTTAAAGATTTTTGACGGGGTAATCAAGTGGCCTGGTGGCAGGCCGGCTGCGTACCGTATTCTAACCAGCGACGACTTCAAGCAATATCAGGATGTTCCGGCAGAGTCCTGCGTCCACAATTTCGACCCCGACTACTGCGACCAATCGCGAGGCATTCCGAAATTCACACACGCCATTCAAGATTTGATTTCCTGCATTTCGAGCAACTCCGACGAACGCGTTAGAATGCAGCTAATCAGCCGCATGTATCTAACGATCTTCAATGAGTCTGGCGGGCCCGATGTGGACGATCCCGGCTACACGATGCGGGACGCTAACCCGCGTGAAGGAACGCCGGGAATGACCGTCAAGGACATCCCTGGAGGCGTGACCTACATGACCGCCGGAACCGGTGAAAAGATGGAGCAGGTCAAACACGACAATCCGGGCGACATCTGGAACACCTATCAAGACAGGCTTATCCGCATGGCGATTGTCGGCGCGAAGTGGTCATACTCCATGTGGAAGCCGAGCGGCCAAGGCACCGCCGAACGTGGCGAGGTTGTCAAGATGCGTGACACGGTGCGCTCACGGCATCGCCTGTTGCGCCGTTCAGCCGGCCGTGCAATGTCGTGGGCGTATTCAATTTTCAACATCAACGGCATCATGCCGGAACTCGACCATCCCTTCTCATGGTCATTCTCGAAGCCTCCGCGCCTATCCGTTGACGACGGGCGCGAAAGCAAGATGGAGCTTGAGGAGTGGCGGGCAGGCGTCCGCAACACTGACGAAATCCTTGAAGCGCGCGGAATGACAACCGATGAATTTGACGAGCGCCGCGCGCGAATCATCGCCAACCGCAAGGTGACGGCCCGCCGCATTTCCGAGGAGGTGAGCAAGTCAAGCGGATATGAGATCCAAGTCGAGGACCGTGAAATGGCAATGCTTACGCCTAACGAAGTCGCGCAAGTCGAGCCACTGGAAGAAACCAAACCACCTAACGAAGATGAAGATTCTACGGATTGAAAACAAGGCCGCCAAGGTCAAGCTCGACGATACTGTCGATGAATACAGCCGCAAGCTGTTGCAGCAAGAGATTGCCAAGACCTACGGCAGCGCGAACGCTGGCAACGTCGCTGCGTTTGGCGAGATCACCAACTGCGTCGAGAACGCAATCGACACGCTCGATATTGAAATCAACTCCCCTGGCGGCGACGTCTTTGACGGCTTTGTGATTTACAACGAGTTGCTGGCACTCCGCGCCCGCGGCGTGCATGTCACCGCCACAATCAATGCGCTGGCAGCCAGCATGGGCAGCGTAATCGCTATGGCCGCCGACGTTGTGCGCATCGTTCCTAACGGGCGCATGATGATCCACGAAGCAAGCGGCGGCATGCGTGGCAATGCCAACGACATGTCCCGCATGGCAAAGGTGCTTGACGATATTTCCAACGAGATTGCCGGGATCTACGCTGGCAAGAACGGCAAGACGGTCGAGGAAATGCGCGCGCTGATGATGCAAGAGACATGGCTAACGGCGCAAGCCGCGATTGACCTTGGCTTGGTCGATCACTTTTTTGACATTCGCCAGACTGGAAATAAGATAGAAGCACAAACCGAAAACAGCATGATCGATTACATTAACCGCTTGTCTAACCCGTCCGCGAAAGAATCGCTTGAGCGCATCACCGCGCTTGAGGCGTCCATCGCCTCCATGGAAACGGAACACGCCGCCGCTTTGGTTGATCGTGACGCCGCTATCGCATCGCGCGACACGCTGATTGCGGAACATGTTGCAACCATCGCCACCGCCAACGCTGCGCTTGCGGAGATTCCTGCCATCCGCGCTGAACTCGTCACCGCTGTCGCGACCATCGCGGAGCGTGACACGGCCATCGCCGCGCATGCTGCGCAACTTGAAGCGGCTGAATCCAGTGCAATGGCGAAGGCGATCGCAATCGCCGCCGCTGCCGGCATTGAGCTTCCCATCGATGTTTCCGACAAGGTGGAAAAGCCCAACATCCTCGCCAAGCTCAACGCGCTGACCGGCGCCGAACGCACCAAGTTCTACGGCGAAAATGAACAGGAAATCAAATCGGCTCTCCTCACCAAATAATCTCCAACCAAACTAACTGACCACCATGTCTACTATCGCATTCAATGACACAATCTTCGCCCAGGAAGCGCTCAAGGCTTTCACCGCAACCCTCACCCCGCTGCGCGCATTCAGCCGCTCGCTTGACGACGTTGCAAAGAACGTCGGAGACGCAATCATCGTCCCGTTCATTTCCGCCGCGACGGCAACCACCTTCAACGTCACCTCTGCCAACTACCAGACCGGAGGCGGCGAAGTGACGCACAACACGGTCAATCTAACGTCGCACAAGATTTGCACGTTCGATATTTCCGACTTGCAGGCCGCTAATTCCAGCGGTGCGCGCTTCGACCAGCTTGCCCAACAGGCGGGCCGCGCGCTTGGCTCGCTGGTGCTCACCGACATCTGGAAGCTCATCACTGTCGCCAACTTTGGCGCGGCGACGTTGACCACCTCCGAGGCATCCTACACGCTAGCTCAAATCATCGCGCTTCGCACCGCGCTCGCCGGCCGCAATGTCGATGTCTCGCCCGGCATGTGCGCGATGCTCTATAACACGGTTATCGGCGGCACACTGCTTGGCAGCACCAACGTCCTGCAAGCCTACGCCATCGGCGACAACACTCCGGTGCGCCAAGGCACGCTGGGCCGCCTGGTTGGTTTCGACACCTACGAAACCAACATCATGCCGACCGCCGCCGCGACTTCGCTGGTTGCCTTCGCCTGCCACCCCGACGCCATCAGCATCGCGATGCGCTACCTTGAGCCGCTGGATGCCAGCATGTATCTCGGGGTTGAGCGCGTGGCCGATGATTCCGGCATCGTGATGGGCTATCGCCGCAGCTATGACGCCGCCACTGGCAAAATGTACGGCGCGTTTGAATGTCTCTACGGCACCGCGACCGGCTTGACCCTTGGCCTTGTCCACTGCACCAAGCCGTAACCTTTCGGGGGTTGTTCATGTTCCGCCGCGTCCTTCACAGGGCGCGGCGGTTTTTTGTTTTCGCGCTTGCCAAACCCAAGCCGTCTGACAAACTCCGCGCATGACAAAGAAATTATCGCTGTGCGTGATTGCTGGAAACGTCGAGAAATACATCCATCGCTTTCTCGAACAGTTCGGGCCGCTGGCGGATGAGATCATAGTTGTTGGCGCGATCGGCCACCTGACGCCAGACGGGACGATTGCCGCCTGCCGTGCCGCAGGATGCCGAATAGGATACTACGCCAACGCCAGCCAGACAGAGGAAGACATGCCGCAAGAGTGGTGCTGGCCTCACGTTGACGACTACGCCGCCGCTCGTAACGTAGCTTGCGACATGGCGACCGGCGACTGGCTCATGTGGGCGGACACGGATGACACGATCACGCCGCAATCCATAAAGGCAATCCGCGACCTGATAGAGAAGATTGACACGACGGAGATTGACGCGGTGGAGATGCGCTACATCGTGCCAGAGGATAACGTCGTCAATTGGCGCGAAAGGATTTGGCGCAAGGGAAGCGGGAGATGGGTTTATCCGGTCCATGAAAACATCCAATTCAAGCCAGGCGTCAAGATGCTGCGATTCGATGGCGCGGCGATCGTCCACGCCGCCGGCAAACGTGACCCGAAATCGGACGAGCGGAACCTTCGCATCCTCATGAGCATATCGGAGGAAAAGCTCACGGTGTCGCAGCGATTCCACGTTTTCCAATCCTTGATTGCGCTCAAGCGCGACGGCGAAGCCATCCAAAAAGCAATCGAGTTTTGCCAGCTTTCAAACACCGGAAAACCCGAGCGATACGAGGCATTTTTCCAGCTTGCCAGACTTGCCGCGGACGCAAGCACCAAGCACGCGATGCTATTGCAAGCTCTCGCCACGGACCCAACACGGCGGGAGGCATACGGCGAACTTGGCCTTTCCAGTCTGCCAGCGGATCCAACCGCCGCCGACGGATGGACGCTGGCAATGATGGGGCTACCAATGCCGGAAGAACCGCCGTGGAACCTCCGCAGGTTTTACTACGGGCAACTCGGCGTGTCACTCCGCGCGATGGCACTACGGGCAAACTGGCGCGTAAATGAAGCGGATAGAATCGAGGTGGGTCACTTCTTCAGGCATGGCGCGAAAATCAGCCTGCTTCACGCCACCCGCGGACGCCCGGCGCAGGCGTGGTCGCAGCGCAAGGAGTGGCTGCGCATGGCTGACAACGCGGACGCGATAGAGCATATTTTCGGAATTGACGAAGACGACCATGAATCCGGCCCGCTGACCATCGCGAGGCACGTCATCGTGCCGGCCGGCAAAGGATCAGTGGCGGCATGGAACGCATGCGCGAAGGCATCAAACGGAAATGTCATGGTGCAAATGTCGGATGACTTCGAGCCTTTCCACGGGTGGGACACCGCGATTCTGAACGCGCTTGGCAACCTGAAAAATCCGACCGTCCTTGCCGTTAGCGACGGGACTCGCAAGGACGATCTGCTATGCATGGCGATTCTCACCCGCCGGCGCTACGTGCGGCAGGGGTATCTTTTCCATCCAGACTTTTTCAGCGTCTATTCTGATAACTGGTTTTCGCATTGCGCTTTCCGCGATGGATGCGTTATAGACGCGAGGGACAAGATCACGTTCGAGCACAAGCACCCCGTGTTTGGCAAAGCGTCGATAGACGCGACCTATGCGCGCGGGAATTCCGACAAGGCTTACGAGCAAGGAAAAGCAACAATGGAAAGGCTGATGAAATCATGAAAACGATAGACGAAATAGCAATCGAGGCAATGAAGCTGTTCTTGGATGATTACATAAATCCACGCAGATATATTATTTGCGATTCAGTGCGCGCAAATCAAGCGAGGCCGTTTTCCGACATCGCAAATGAAATTGCGGAAATGTCCTACACCATGGCGAGAGCAATGTTCAACGAGTCAACGAAATGAAACTAACCTGCATCTGCACCGTCTATAACGAGGAAAGCCGAATCGTCAACTTCCTATCACACGCAACCAAATGGGCTGACGAGGTAATCATCCGCGACAAGCAATCGACCGACCGCACCGTTGAAATCTGCAACTCCTACGGGGTGGAAGTCATCCCCGTTCCGTTCACCGATTCCGCGCACTTTGACCCGTCATTCATCGACCCCGCGTCTAACGAATGGGTGTTTCTCATGACGGCATCCGAAACCCCGACGCGAAACCTCATCCATCAAATCAACAAGTTGCTTGACGAGCGCAGCCACGAACTCGACCTTGTGGCCGTGCCTAAGCGGCTATGGTCATTCGGCATCCATTCCAAGCAATCGCCATGGGGCGTGTCATATCAACCGTTCCTGATGCGCAAGGGCGGCGTCATCATGTCCGCGGAAATCCATCGCAATTTCTCACACGCGGAGGGTCGAGGCGCAACGATCCCGTTTGATGATCTGACGTTTGTGGATCACGCCACACATGCCACCGCTGAGAAGTTCCTGAAGCAGCACATGGAATATGCGCTTGCCGAGGTAAATTCTGACGAGTCAACCGACAGCATCAACCAGCGATGCGCTAACGCTTTGCTAGGCGCATTCGAGGGTGTGAATCCAGGTCATGAGCTTTGGTCACAACGCTGCGGGTGGAACGTCTATTTCTGGTCGATCCTGTTGCTAGCCTCCGAACGCTGCAAGGATCATCGCCCGCTGTACGAGTCTATCAGCAGGTCGATCATCGCCACGGATTGGTCTGATTGAATTTCGCCGGATGGCTGGTATCATTCCGCCATGTCACTGCTTACCGCATTCTGTGCCGCCGCGTCCGCGTCAGCGGGCGCAATCATCGGTTTTGAGAGCTTGACCATCGGCACGGGCGCGGCTGTGAATGCCGTCATTTCCGAGCTCGTCACCGGCGCGACAATGATCGACATTGGAGACGACAAAGCGCAGACGCTGGAAGCGGTTGTCAGAAAGTCCGACTGGATCACCTCCTACGCGGCCACTGGGACATCCTACATCGGCAAGACGGCGACGGCGCGCGGGTTGCGGCTGAGGGTCGCCAGCGTCTCAATCGGCGCGGGATTTGTGCGGTTGACACTGGAAGATGAGCGACGCGCATAACTGATAGCGATAACCCTTGCGCAAGGCTTGGGTTTTGGTATCTTTCGCGCATGGCAGCGCAGCTTCTCACCTCCGACATTCCCGCCGATCCGACAGGATGGTGGATTTCCGAAAAATATGATGGAGTCCGCGCGATATGGACCGGCTCGAAACTGCTCACCCGCAACGGGAAGAATCTTAATCCGCCCGCATGGTTCACCACCGGCTTGCCACACTGCCGACTTGATGGCGAACTATGGATGGGGCGGCAATCCTTTGACCAGCTTGTTAGCACCATCCAGCGCAAGGATTCGGATTGGAGCGGCGTGCTTTACATGGTCTTTGACTTGGCCGACGCTGGCACGTTCGAGGACCGCCAAGACTCGCTCCACGCGTTGCGGCTGCATCACCCTGCCTATAAGGTCATACATCGCCCGTGCTTTGGCGCTGCCGAGCTTGACGCCGCCGAGCGCGACATCGTTGACGCCGGCGGTGAAGGCCTCGTCATACGCCGCCCAGGCTGCCTTTATCGCCCGGGCCGCATTGGCGATGTGGTCAAGGTCAAGCGGCTTGTTGCCGACGTTGACCGCTGGCAGGGTTAGACTTTCGCCAGCGGCGTCCTAAGATGGGCGCGTGCTTACAGCGAAGATCGACCGGCCGAAACTTGAGGCCTCCCTGAAACGGGCGGCGAAAGCGTTTGGCGAAACGTCCGCGCAATCCGTTGTTAGATGGGGTGTCTCAGTCTGCCGTGACCTGGCGGTACAGACGCAGGCTTTCGGCTCCAACAGATTCGGCGGCAAGGGTAAAAAATCCCGCCCGTCTCAATCCGGCAGCGGGAACAACCATGTCGATACGAGTTTCGCGAAGGGCTTGCAAGAGGGCGCAATCGTCTCCGACGCTTTCAATGTCATCATGATCGTGCCAGCCGTCGGCCCGAAAAACAAGAAGGGCTTGCGCACGCCTGGCGAGGTCAACGACTGGATAGAGATGAACCGCACGCGGCGACGGGCGCGAACAGCCAAGCTCGCGATTGAGGACCGCAAGGTATGCACGGAGGCTGTCTTCAAAGCAGCCATGAAGATCCGATTCAAGAACGCCGGCATGGCGAAAGGCGGATGGCTCGGGGCGGGCATGGTCATTGCGAGAATGCAATCCGGCACGGAGCGAATCAACATCGGCAAGAACTTCCTCAGCTACGCCCAAAAGCATTCCAACTACGGCACCGCCAAGCCACCGATGAACGGCTACTCTCCAACCGCGGAAATGTTCAACCGCGTAAGGCATTCCGGCGCGCGCACCGTCCTATCCGACAAGGCGAAAAACGCGGCCATAGAATGGGGGCTGCGCAAGACTCTAACGTGGTACAAGAAAGCAACCAAGCAAGCACTGGATAAAGTATGACAGCCGAAAGAGTAAAGCAATCGTTGAAGTCGTGGATAGAATCACAGTATCAAAATCACCCGGCATTGATCGGAATTCCCATTGTTCTCAATGGCGAATCCGATGACGTAGAAATGCCGGTCATTGGAATCATTGACACCGCATCAAGCAACATCGAACAGGATGGAGTTGTCATGCGCGGAGTCGATCAATTGTCGATAAACGTCGAAATGCACACCGTGCCAAGGGATAATGAGGACTTTGGCACGACCATAATCGACCACTCTCAAATTGCCGAGGATCTATACAACATCCTTGACGACGGCCACTGCAAGGACTTCTGTGACGGCTTCAACGGGGCCACCATTTTTGACATTCGCGTTGCCTCCCCTATCATCGAAATGCGCGACGGGAGAAGGGTTTCCGTTTTTCAAATGACCGTCATTGCATGCCCACTATAACCTAAATCACCATGTCAAATGCAACTGTTTTCGGAGCCGGTCAATACGGGCTCGCATCTGAAGTTACCGCCACCGGCCTGCTTGCCGGCACCATCTCTTGGGATGCTTCAAGCTCCCAGGCCACCGCGCCAAATCACATCGGCTGCGATGTGCTTTTCGCCGTCTACAATCAGAAAAAGGATGTCACCATTGACGGCGTTGTGGCAACGAAAACAACCGGACTCATTGGCAACATGGGTGCCGTGCTTACTTTGGCGAACACCGCGCACAACGGGCGCACCAGGCTCACGGAAGGCATGAGCGATACGCCTGTTGCAAACACCGCCCTAATCGTCACATCAAGCAGCCTCAATGGCGCTGGCACGGCTTTTGAGACTGGCAAGCTGACCTGCATCTATCTGCCGTCTGTCGCTACCAATTCGCCTACACCGCTGACCTAACGCAAGCTCAATGAAATATGAAAACCGATTACACCGGAAGGAATACACGGCAGGTAGGTGACATCAATCTGGCGTCCGCGCTGATGGCTGTCGGCATTCCGCTCGACCATGAATGCCCCGTCAAGATCATTGACGGCGAGAATCTGGCGAGGCCTTACGCGTCATTCCGCGTCTGCGATTACTCGCCAGACGGCAGGCATCAAACCGATGCTTGCATGGGTCACTGGTCAGGCGTGCAACCGCTTCCATGCGATCATCCTTTCGCTGTTGTCGCGGAGTTCATCGCCGGTCGTCCCTCTGGAAAACTCACGGCGGATGACTGGCTAGACTATGCCATTGACTACCTGCAATCGCACGGCGTAAGCCTGCCAGGGCTGCGGAGCATTGCTAACATTTCCGAGTTTGTCGCGACTCTTCCAACCGCGCCAGAGTCCTATGTCTTGGCCTTTGTCGCAAACAGGCAAACATGCCTTGCGCTCTATCGCAACGCGACCAGATCGGTTTACATGACCCGCGATGACCGGCACGCCGTCATTGATTCAACCCTGCCGAAATGGCAGCGCAACGAACTACTCTCAAGACTCCAAGGATAATTATGAAACGAGACAACCTGCTAACACTATCATGGACCGGCGCTCCGCTAGTCCACAACGGGCGCGAACTAGTCCTTTCCTACGGGCGCTTTGAGCTTCTCAAGTCGTGGGGCAACGAGCTTCTTTCAGACGCTGACACCGATCAAAGCCGCTCTCACGCTATGGGCGAGATTGCGCTTGTGTGCTGCTCTACCAAGGATGAAATCAAGGAGTTGAATCGCATGACCGCGGACGATCGCAAAGCCGCCGTCACGGAATGGATGATCGACAACGAGGAGGCCACCGGCGATTTGTTCGAAGGCATCGAAATCCGCATCGCCGCAATCAAGGCCGCGACGGTGGAAAGCGAGACGCCGGGAAAGGAGGATGCTCGCCATGCTCCCTAGCTCATCTGGAATTATTCGCGATGCGCAACCGCGTCAATGCGGATTATCTGATATGGGATTGGGACATGGCGAAGGTAATGCAGCTTTTGCACGCGGAAGGCATACGCAACAACGCGACCTATCAATGGGCGAATTTCTTCGAGCCGGAACAGGACTTGCTAGACGAGTTCGAGCGGCTGGCAAACCCTAACGAATTGGAGGACTTATGATCGGATCAAAAGTTGTAATCGGTTATGACGGAAAGGCGGTGAAGCAAGGCTTTGCTGACATTAATAAGCACTCGAAGCATTTGGGCAAGGGATTGTTTAGCGCGTTCACCGGATCGTCGTTTGGAAAAGCCGTAGCCGGAATAACAGCCTTGGGCGTAGCGATAAAGGGCATAACAATGTTCAAGGAGATGGTTGATTTTTCTGGAACGCTCAACGATGTATCATTCCAGACTGGTCTTGCTGTTGACGATGTTGTAGTTCTTGGACAGGCATTCAAAGCCGCCGGAATAGACGCAAGCATGGCGTATATGGCGATTTCCAAACTACAAAAGAATTTGCAGGATGCCAAGGAGACCGAAATAGTTCCTCTGTCTCTAACTGATTTGAAAAAGGGCGAGACCGATATCTACAAATACAAGGAGACGGCAAATGAGCAATACAAGGCATTGACCAAACTCGGCTTGAGCATTCGCGACCTTGACACGATGAAGCTGGATGATGCATTCTGGAAGATTGGCAAGCTCATATCCATGAAACCGAGAGGTGAGCAAGAGCAGTTAGTAAGCTCTCTTTTCGGCGCAAAACAAGGTGCTAAATTCTTAGGCGTGTTCAATGATATTGAGGCGGCCAAGAAGCGCGCCGAAAGATTCAGGGGCATCGGATTGAATTTCAAGAAGGATCAAGCCGAGCTTGACGACTTTGGCGACGCGCTTGGAGACATCCCGCTGCTGATGAACGAAATGTATAGGTCATTATACGGCGGTATGCGCCGCGTGTTTGGCAAGGACTTTGCGCTTAACTTTCTCGATAAGTGGTTTTCGGAAAAATCAATAACCGGATTTGTCAACAGGGTTTCTAACGCTTTCGATTCAATATCCAAGATGGTTAATGAGAAGGGTTTCTTTGGAGCAATTGTGGATTACCTCAAGGACGCGTTTATTGATCTTGGAAGATACATCGGACAAGGCATCGCTGAATCAATCAAAGGTGTTATGCCGTGGTCTTTCGGAGGTGGAAAGAAAACCGCGGGACTATCTAGCAATATGTTCAACCCCATCGCGTCTACCAGCAATGGAGATGGATACGGCGTGGAAATTCTCAAGGTTCTTGAAACATCCAAGGACTATCTGAAAAAGATTACAAACCAAGGAACACCGCTTTTCTCATGAGCCAATCACTGCTTTACGGAATTGCTCCTAACACTTGGAAAACCGGACCGGACTTCTACGCCGCGCGCGATGAAACCGGCAAGTGGACTGGCGGCATAACCATCTATTGCCGCAAATTCGATTTCAAGTCCGCGCAGATTCAGGCGATTCTAAAGCGCGGCGTTCCATGCACCACGATCTATCCAGAGCTTACATCTTCATGGAGTTGGTTCTATGTCGATTCCGTCGATCACGAACACAAGCCAGGCGGGATTACTGAAATCCGCGTCAAGTTCACCGGCACGGAAGCGGGCGCGGATGGCGAGCAGGAAGAGAAGGATCTAACGTATACGCTAAACGGGAGTCTTGTGGAAAGGTCGATACTTGAACATCCCGACGTAAAGAAGTGTTATGCGCAAGAACAATGGGGCGCGTTTTCTTTATTGCTTGACGGCACCGTGATTGTTGATCCCTTATTCCATCCAACATCCAGCTTAATTAAATTAGTATACGCAACTACCAGATCCATGTTCCACGACTTCACGGACACTGAAAGCATCAAGTGGTTCGAAAAGATTTTCCTGCAAGGTGAACGGACTTGGGAATGCGCTCAATTAGAATGGACAATGAGCGGCACCAACCTTGGCGGAATCAAGGCAGACACGCTTAAAAAACTTGGATTTATTGACGATGACATCAAGGGCGAACCACCAACGCCGCAAGGCTGTAATTGGCGCATGATGACAGCCACCGAGTCAAGGACCGACGGAACCGAAAAATGCACATCTTCATTTTCTATCGGCTGGCTATGTTCTCCGCAAGGTACGACATGGGACGCCGACAAATACACATACAAAGTCCCGACATGATCCAAAAGAAAGGAAACCAGATAGGCGTTCCGCTGCCGAGTGTGGCAATCAAGGACAAGACGCCCATCACCGCGCAATGGGCAAACACCGTCAGGATTGCATTGCAGCGTCTATCAAACCGGCGCAACGATGGGATTGACGACAATGGCGTCTATTACATCACACCTCCATTCTGGCCGACGTTCTACGGCAAGCCGGATGTTGCCGGATTCTTCGTCAAGCTGTCTCACGGCGTGGTTATTGACCACGACCCAACCGAAACAGCGGCAGATGCGTTGCTCTATTACCCATGTTCTAACGAGTTGACCGGCGCGTATCTCACGGAGTTTCAGATTGCCGACGGAGAAGGCGTGTTTGTGAAATGCACGATGCTAGAAGACTGGTCGATAGATCCCGCCACCGAACCGGAGATTGTCATTGAAGACAAGGATATTGCGTCAACCAATCCAACATCCAGCGGAGGCGGAATCCACTATTACAAGATTGCGACGCTCGAAGAAATCGCCGGGGAGATTGTAATCACGCCGTACGCCGCCGGCAACAACATCGAACACTACCGGCAGAAAGCGGAGCAATCCGAGCAGGATGCTGCCGGCGCAGATGGTGAACTCTGGTTTTATAGGTACGGCGGCGAGGGACCGTTCAAGATCTTGGAGTGGACCAACGGAAAAATAACAACCACCGGCAACAATCTCGTCACATTCCATTACGACGGCTGGCTGGAGATTGCTCCATACACCCCCACCGATTTTTGACATTCGCACCACAAAAACTACCCTGTCCACATGGCAATTTCATCCGCACAATCAATTTCCGGCATGTTTGCCGTAGGCGAACACACGGGGCCGCTGTACGT